TTTATATGCTAATACTTTAATTTGATTCAAAGGTGCGATATCTTGTATCGTTTCAACATTTACAATACTTATGAGACCCCAATCAGCAAGAAGCTGAGCAATACGATTCCGACGCTGAACATCGTTAATAGTAAGGTTAGCGTGTTTGCCATCAAGGGCAAATAATTCTTTGAAGTGGACAAGATAATACCTTCCCTGCTTATGAAGAATATGACAAGACTGATATATCTTTTTCTCCTTTCGAGATGCGACTCCGATACGTGTTAATGTCTCACGGACTTTTAGAAAATCATCTGGTTCACTTAAAACCACTTCAACCATTTTATCAGGTGCCCATGTTACCTCTGGGACTTGCACCACACTCATTTTGTTCCTCCAGTTTCAAACTTCGATTTAATGAAAGCAAGTTGTTCTTTACTTAAAATATTCAATGCTTGCTTTGCTTTTTCGTTACTATAACCATAGTAACGTTTTACATAATCAATATCTTTAATTGTATCTTTACGGAGCCAAGGAGAGAATCTCTTCTTAGTTCTGAGGATATTTATAAAAAAATCATATTGCATCTTCTTTGGTAAGAAGTTATACATATTCATCTCATTCGCAAACATAATTGCGTCAAGATGCCCTGACATGCAACGATTAATTATATAAGGAGGATATTCTTTTTCAATAGATGGATCTTCATCAATTAGATTTTTCTTTGTATAATTTATCGAGTTTAACCAATCTTTAAGTTCCATAACCCATCACCCGTTTTTTAAGATCTTCTGCTACATCATCAAAATAATTTTCACAAGAGCAAACAAGATTACGATCTCCGTAAACATTATCTATTCTTGATACTGCTGGCCAGAATTTATTGGTCTGTCCTACAGGATAAGCTGCTTGCTCACGAGTATAAGTATACTCCCATTTGTCAGAACTGACAACCTTTGCAGTATGTGGTGCATTAACTAAAGGGTTTGTATCATAATAAATTTCCCTTCTTATCATTTCCATTGCTTTCACAAATCTTTTTAACTCATCCAAAGATTCACTTTCAGTTGGTTCTACCATCATAGTATTTAAAACTGGCCAAGATAGTGTAGGTGCGTGAAAACCATAGTCCATTAATCGTTTTGCAACGTCTTCTGCTGTAACTGGAAATGATCTACAATCAAAGATGCATTCATGTGCGACTCTACCATTCTCTGCTCTATACAAAACCTTAAAGTGAGGGTCAATTTCATTTGCTAACCAGTTTGCAGATAACAAAGATATCTCACTTGCTTTACGTAATCCCTCTCCACCCATCATACGAATATACATCCAACTAATTGGTAATATACTTGCACTACCAAATTCTGCTGATGATACTCTTTTGTTCATGTAGGGTACAAGATGTGATGCAACTCCAATCGGACCAACACCAGGACCTCCACCACCATGTGGAATACAAAATGTCTTATGTAAATTGAGATGACATACATCTGCACCATAATCACCAGGTTTTGCTAGTCCTACCTGTGCATTTAAATTTGCACCATCAAGATACACCTGACCACCATTCTCATGCACGATTCTACATATGTCTTTAATGGTAGGTTCAAATACACCATGAGTTGATGGATAAGTAATCATAATACAAGAAAGTTCAAATGTATTCATGATTGCCTTTTTTTCTAAATCTTTCAGATCAATGTTTCCATCATCATCACAATTTACAGGAACTATTTTCATACCAGCCATAACTGCACTCGCAGGGTTAGTTCCATGTGCACTTGTAGGTATTAAACATACATTTCTATTATGATCACCACGACTTTTATGATACTCTTGTATTGTAAGAAGACCTGCATACTCACCTTGAGATCCTGCATTTGGTTGTAATGATATATCAGCAAATCCTGTTATATCACATAACCATTCTTGTAAATCAAATATGATCCTTTGATACCCAAGAGTTTGATCCTCTGGTGCAAATGGATGTATATTTGCAAACTCTGGCCAAGAAACTGGCATTAACTCTGATGCTGCATTGAGTTTCATTGTACAACTACCAAGTGGTATCATACCATTTACAAGTGAAAAATCTTTCGATACTAATTCATAGATGTATCTCATCATATTAGTTTCACTTTGATACTTAGTAAATACTTCTTGTTGCAACCAAGGTTTCTTTCTCATTGGTGTGCAAATCCATTCATACTTTTTACTGATATCAGTAATCTCAAAAGGAATATCACCATATTGTGAATGAACAATTAGTAATATTTCTTCTAAGGTCGTAAGTTCATCTAATGATAAAATAGTCCAACCATCTTCATAACGAACATTAAAATCTTGTATAGTTTTTTTACCCTTGAATCTTACAGTATCAAATCCCTCTGATTCGTCAACCTCTAGACCACACCATTTCAATGCTAATAATAACGTTTGTCTATATCTTAATACTCTGGTTGCTATTTTTTTCAAACCTTCCGCACCGTGGTAAGCAGCATAAAAACCTGCCATATTGGCGAGGAGTGCTTGAGCAGTGCATATATTGGATGTTGCTTTGTCTCTTCTTATGTGTTGTTCCCTTGTTTGTAGTGCTAGTCGTAATGCTTTATTACCTTGACTATCTACCGACTGCCCTACAATGCGTCCAGGAATCTTACGTTTATATTTGTCACTTATTGCAAAGAACGCTGCATGAGGTCCTCCAAAACCCATAGGTATTCCAAATCTCTGCATACTACCAACTGCAATGTCAAATCCCATCTCTCCTACAGGTTTCATAAGAACCTGACATAGTGGATCTACAATTGCAATCTTCATACATTTATATGCCTCTGCACATCTCAAAAATCCATCATGATATTTTAATTGTCCGTAATTATTTGGATATTGAATTATCAGACCGAATGCATTTTCAAGTGATTCTAAATCAACAAGTTCATTTAAATCAACTTTAACTATATTAATACCTAATGGTTCTGCTCTTGTAAGTAAAACCTCTAATGTTTGTGGAAATATTTTATCGTCAACTATAAAATCCTTTTTCTTACTTTGATTATACGCAAGTATCATTGACTCAGCAGCTGCAGTTCCCTCATCTAATAAAGATGCGTTTGCTACTGGCAATCCAGTCAGTTCTGTAATCAGTGTTTGATAATTAAATAATGCTTCTAATCTACCTTGTGATATCTCTGCCTGATATGGTGTGTAAGATGTATACCATGCAGGATTTTCAAAGACGTTCCTGAGTATAACTGGTGGAGTTATAGTTCCATAATAACCTTGTCCGATCAAAGATCTTTTTACAATATTATGTTCTGCTATCTCTTTTAATTCTTCAAGTGCTTGTTGTTCACTACAAGGTTTTGGTAAATTATCATCACCACGAAGTAAGATTGAAGTTGGAACAACCTCTCTTACTAATTCTTCTAACGAAGAAAGACCCAAATCTTCTAACATCTGAGCCTGTTCTGTTTCGGTAATACCGATATGTCTTTGAATGAATTCTGTCATGTAGTTAGTAATTCTTCTATTGGTGTTACTGGATTTATATTATAGTTAGTTATTAACAATTCTTGTTTGACATTATCGTCAGTTCCTTTCTCCCCTCGATGTGCCATTGAATATCTAAGATTCCAAAAATTTAATTCATATGCTGAATATAATTGTAGCAAACGATGATTCACATTGTAGGTAATCATAAAGTTATGTTTGCATTTATAAACATTTTCTGCAAATAAATTATGATCAAATGATTTATGCATTTCACGATTTTTACCATATAAAAAATCTTTAATATCATATGGAGGATCAAGGAATACAAATGTATCATCAGAACCATTAGCATTCATAACTTCCGAATAATCAATATTTGTAATTTTCCAATGTTGAATTAACTTTGAAAATTCTTTTAATTTATCAGCACCAACTAATGAAAAATTAGAATTAGATGCTGTTGGTGAAAATGTGCTGTTCTCTGTCAACCCAGAGTAACTGCATTTATTCATTATAAAAAATGCAACTGCTTTTTCAAAGTCATCATAAGTATCAATCTCTTCTTTATACTTATTGAACAATTCCTTTGCACTTGCAGTTATTTTATCTGGATTACCTTCATCTAAGGTATTTTGTTTTTCTTCACTAACTCTCTCTGATAATTCTTCACCACGATCTCTGAGTTGTACCCAAAAATTATACAATGGAACATACAAATCATTTATCCAAACTGGTATATCTGGATTTGATTTAGTTACATCAATCGCAATCGAACCACCACCAATAAATGGTTCACGATATTCTGATATAATTTTAGGATACCATTGTGATAAAGTTTTGATTGCTTTTGATTTACCGCCAGGATATCTGAGTGGAGTTTTAAGAGATTTAATTGACATTACTTAATTTCTTTCCAAATGATGTAATCATCAGGATTAATATTTCTTAAATCTAATGGTATAATTCCATCTGAATACCTACGTCTTTTTTCTAGCAGTTCCATTTCAAATTTGATCGCAATCATTTCAGTAAGATCACCAACTTTTTGAGACATCTGACGATATCCATTACCAACATAGATTTGACCTGCCATAACTGCGATAGTCGCAGCACCCCAAAAGATGTAGTATCGACTTGATTTCACTTGATGCTTTAGTTTTGTAAAAGATTTAGTCATAATTAAATAATCAATTTTTTAGTAGGAGTTGATATTTTTCCATACATTGTTTTATACTCCTCAACAATTTCTGGTTGAGGTTCTCCTATGTAAACAACATACTTTTCGGATACTTTTA